GCTATAAGAGAGATGACTCTTACTGTTGACTTTTCTTTACCTGCTGATGATATAATTATTGATACAAAAGGTTTTCAAAGAAATGACAACAAGATTAAATGGAAGCTGCTAAAAAAGCATCTACTGGATAACGGAAGAGAACCTATAATACTAATGCCTAAAAATCAAAAACAATGTCAAGAAGTAATAAAGATGATAAAATCTATAAGGGATGGGAGTCAAGCGTGACCTACCCAGGAGACTTTATAATAGCTTTTATAGATAGAGCTGTTAGCAATACCAATAAAAGAAGAGGTAGTAAGGTTAAGCTGGACTACCTTATTGAAGAGTTAAACAACATAAAAAAAATTATTGAAGAAAATGAAAAACTACAAGGATAACCCAATGCCAGATTACTATATTGGAAAATATTACGGATATGAAGCTAGAAAAGTATGCGAGGATTTTGAACTTCCATACCACGTTGCAACCGCCACCACATATTTACTCCGTTGTGAAAGAAAACATGGAGACCCAAGAGAGTGTATACAAAAAGCAATTAATCACCTTCAATTTCAACTAGAGTATTTACAAACAAAACAAGAACAGGAAAAACCATTTTAATTATGAAGACGTCAAGACAAATAGATTATTACAGTACAAAAAAACAAATACAGTCAGAAGAAACTCGTGTCAATTACTATAAGTGGAACGAAATAAAAGACAGTGTAGATGAAGATTCTTTAAGTCACTGCCATCAAGCCCCAATGATATGGCTCGGCCCAAACTCCAAAAAAGAGGTTGGCATTTGCTCAGAGTGCAGAAAGCTAGCCTACAACAACGCCAAGAAAAGTAACCTAAATGGAAACCACACGCAGAACTTTGTTGAGACTAGATTCATGAGCAGCATGAGTCAGTTTAAGTATAAAAAAGGAATAAATACACAAAGAGAAAAATAGCAAGTTTTTAACATTTTTTTATAGTTTATAAATATTTTGTTTATTTGCTGTAAATCAAGACAATACATAAATGAAGCAGTTTAGGCCCAGGTTATCTTCTGAGGAATACAAGCTTATACAAAATTACAGAAGCAAGAATAATGTAGGTATAATTGGTGATACGCATGAGCCGTATTGCCATCCAGACTACATGAATTTTTGCTATGAAGTATTTAATAAGTTTTCTTGTGGAACTATAGTTCACATTGGAGATGAGGTCGATAATGCTGCGCTTTCATACCATGAAAAAATTGCTGAGATGCCTAACGCAGAGAGTGAGGCCGAGAAGGCCCAGCTAGCTATGGAAAAATGGTATAAAACTTTTCCAGATGTAAAGGTTTGTGTTGGCAATCACTCAGCATTACCTTTTCGTCAGGCT